GATCTTGGTTTAGTAATAATTGTGCATAGGAACTATTCCAATAGTTTGTATATTGTAGGACTTAGACACGCTGATGGACAAAACAGATCCTACTTTCTATATGGTATGGTACTAAAGTTTGAAGATGCTATTTGTGAAAACATAGAAAACCAAATCAAAAAAGGCAAACGACCTAAAATAACCGATATAAACCCGTATTGTATGAATCAGGATTTGAAGGATTTTATCAAAAGTAATTATGAAATGCCTTACGTCATTACAGAGAAATTACTTGATAATGGTAAGACGTTTTACAACACAGTTTTTAGGTCAGAAGAAGCGTATCGCAAACCATTACCAAGAGTAATTTAAGTCGAGAGTCGGCTTCCACAGAGCCGCGAGGCGGCTTCCACAGAGCCGCGAGTGGTATTTTTGAAAAATAGCAGTTACAGACGATGGTGTGTTTAAAGCAATAACAATAACAATGAATTATAACAACGGTAGTTCAAAAAAGTTATTTTTTATCGTGGCCGCCAAAAAGCCACATTAGTATATACTTATTAGATATACCTTTATTAGATGGTGCTTCACTTCGTTCGCACCCTAAGTTAGATTTAACAAATCGTTTGTAAATGCATGGAGCGAAGCGACTTCACCAATAAATAACGCCAGGAAAAAATAATCAAAACTCTAAGTTTTGTTTATCACTTGTAGGAGAAGCTAAATGCCGATAATTTTTACCAGGCCACAAGGTGGCGGCGGAGGAGGTTCAGGTCAAGTACCTTTGGGATTGCCAAGTGACGGTACTTTTGCAGATGGTTTGCTTGACCTAACCGAAACGACCTTGGTTGTGGACTCTGTAGATGCCTTCAACGAGATTTTAGCCGACCTTGCGCCCCCACCTCCAGGCTCACTGACTGGCACAGCCCTGGTAGGTAATAGGACGCTTAGAACTGGTAAAATACCAGAAGGTTTGACAGGTCGTTGGTACCAGGATGGTAAAGTTGCCGGCGACACTTCCGACAGGATAATAGAATTTAGTACAATAACGCTTGCTTCTGCTGATCAGGCTAGTAAGTTCGGACCCGGGAATGAAGGGTTCTTAAGGTCTTACTACAATGATGGCTCTGGGTTCGCCAGGGTGGCGAATTTGGACATCGAGTCAAATTTCGATGTAACTGTACAGGGACCGTCAGTCCAAGATTTGACAACTTGGGATCACCAGGGTAGCGGGGACCCGTGCAGTAATGCTACCGTTGCTTTTAGCAATGGTAAGGGTTCTCAAGTAGTCACAAGTTGCGGCTGGTACAACAGCTTCAACGCGTGGCAAATAATGAATGCTCAAATGGAAGTAGTGGATTTGGATGAAGGGTTCACTTCTTTTGCCCTGACGCAGTCTTTGACCGCCGGCGAAAGAGCCACACTCGAATACAAGTTGTGGTATGATAACGACACCAATTCCATGGCTTTCTCAGGTACGCCCACTGTAGTGCAGAACACATTGAGTTCAAGTAAATATATTTCAGGTGTCAGATACTATTCAGTGGGTGATACTTTTGACATTGCTTATACGGGTTTGAACGTGTTTAGAAAATGCTATCACGTTTCACAAGTTTCGATGTATAGATTTGAAGCCCAATCAAGCAATGTTACAAGAAACCCAGCTACCGTTCCACATTACACGGATAGTTTTGTGGTGAGTGAAACAATAACCGCCGACAGATCTAATTACCATGATTTGGATACTAGATTGTCGGCTTATTTGTATCATCCCTGGAAAACAACATCCACGGCTACAAGCGCTTCACAAAACAGGCTTTACTGTGGTTATGGTAATGTAAGCACTGCTAAATCTGAGTATTTCAGGGACGAGAATTACAGATTGCCTAACGGAACTTACAATGTAGTTCCTACTCTAACAGGTCAGTGGAATTCGCAAACTACTTTAACTAATGGGCAATGTTTGGTTTATAATGAAAGGGTACAATATCCTAACCATAATCTAGTAGGGACACTTCCTACAGGCAATCCTAATTACACTGGTTTTTCTGGCAACCAATTGTATTTGAGAGGCTTTTATGATATTGCTCCTCATAGCAATGTGACTTTGACTCTTGGTGGTTTTGATACTGTCAATGGTCTTGGTCAGCTTGGTGCTGGAGATGTGAATATTGAAGTTAAGTTGTCTACTCAAACTGGTTGGTTGGATGGTGGTAAATTATTTAGTGCCGCAACTTTTACTGGAATTGACGGCGATGGGTGTAAAGTCAGTGCTTCTGGAAATACGTTGGCATTGACTTTTGGTACTTTCAGTACTGCTAATTCGGGAGGTCTAATAGTAATACGAATAACTTTTAGAAACACCAATAGATACATTAGCAGTATCAGCGTTAATTGGTAAGGGGAGTACTGAGCGATGGCGGATAAACTAGACCTAGTTTTTAAGAAAATTGTTAGTAGGCAATATACAACCACCGCCAAAGCGTGGTACGAGGAACAGCCTGGTATCCCGTTCAATGTGCGTGGTATTGACGTTTGGATGGATCATCTTCCTACTACCCCACCTTCAAGCGGAACTTCATCAGTTCAAATATTTAACACCTTAACTTTAACGCAGGACATAACCGTGGGGAGCCAAAGATCTTGGCTTGCGGAATATCCCTCGGGAACAAGAATTGGATCATTCATATCACCGAAGTATGGACAAGGTTACACGGTAAGGGTTTATGACGCTGATAATGACGAAATCCTTACTACCGATGGAAGCGGTTGGTTTTTCGATTACGAACTCGGTGTTTTGACCTTTGATTATGATCCTAGTACGTATGGATGGAATGACTCAGCTTTTAAGGTTAAAGCCTATAGGTACATAGGAAGAACTGCTGAGGATATAGTACCTGCTAGTGGTACTTTAAACGCTAGTGACATTACAAACGACTCGACTATAATTGGTGTAACGGTAAAGGACGCTTTAGAGTGGTTAGATTCAAATAAAGTAGATTACAACTTTGGAAGCAATACTATTTCTGGAATAGGCAATATTTATGCTGGAAATTATTATGGAGATGGATCGAATTTAACTGGAATTGTCACAGACTCATCTTCTGTAAGCAACGAATCTACCATTCCGGGTGATGACGTTACAGAAGCTTTGAATTATCTTGCTACCGGCTCAGGTGTAGCTACGAATTTTGTATTTAATCAGCCCCTAACTACTGTGAGTGGTACGCAAATTTATTCTATTCCACACAATCCGGTAAGTGGAACAGTTTGTGTATTTCTAAACGGTTTGTTACAAGAACCAGATGAGGATTATATGATTACAGGAAGTATAATTACTTTTATTATAGGTGTTGAATTAGGCGATGTTTTATTGGCTAATTACATATCGCAATAAGATAAAATGGAGGTAAAATTTGCATGGCTACTAAGATTAGAGGTGCTCAAATTAATGAGGCTATTGCTGGTGATGGCTTGACTCTTAGTGGTAGTGTGATGTTTGTTAACGTTGACAATTCATCTATTGAAATCAACGCTGACAGCTTAAGGGTAAAGAGTGGTGGTATTAGCAATGCTATGCTTACCAATTCTTCACTTACTGTAACCGCTGGAAATGCTTTGACTGGTGGTGGTTCTATTTCTTTAGGCAGTTCTGCCACACTAGATGTGGCTGTTGACGGCACCACTATTTCTACAGCGGGTGATCAGTTAAGCGTAATTGCTTCGGGTATTCAGCATGATGCATTGTCTGGTCTTGCTGACGATGACCATCCTCAGTATTCTCGCGCTGATGGTACTAGAGCTTTTACTAATACCGTTAGTGGTGTTACTCCTACCCTTGATCCGCATCTAACTACTAAGTTGTACGTAGACACCCAGGTGGCTAGCGCTAGTGGAAGTCTTTTGTCTTACATTTCAGATAACTATATTGACAATTCTGAAATGACCACTATTTCTGGCGACATTATCTCCTATACAGATGGCAGAATTACCACTGTATCTGGAGACATTTTGAATTACGTTTCGGCTAACTATATCGACAATAGTGAAATGACTACGATTTCAGGTGATATCCTAAGTTATGTGTCAAACAACTATATCGATAATTCCGAAATGACCACAATTAGTGGAGACATCTTGCAGTATGTGTCAGATAATTATATTGACAACACTGAGATGACCACAATCAGTGGTGACATTATTTCTTACGTTGATTTGAATGATATTTGGGAAGTGATTGACACTCCTTACGATCAGATCCGTCCAAAGGCTGCTCATATGGGTAAGGAGATCTACACTTCAGGCAATATGACTGTTGGTGGAGACTTAACCGTAACTGGTACTTTGTTCTATACCAATACTGAAACTGTTTTGGTTGCGGACAATATCATGGTTCTTAATTATGGAGAACCTGGTGGTGGTGTAACAAAGGTAACTGCTGGTATTGAAATTGATAGAGGAACTGAACCTGCTTATCTCTTTGTATTTGACGAGAGATCTGATAACTTCCGTATTGGTGTTTCTGGTACTCAAAGTTCTTTCAATAGTTATCCATTGCAGCCTGTTGCTACCCGCGAGGAAAATCCTATTGACACTAGAGTTACTTGGTGGGATGCCGCAAGTTACACTTTGAGAACTATGGGCGATACTTTCATTACAGTTAATAGTGGTAGTAACACTGTTACTATCGGTGTTAATGACGTAGTAGAGACCACTATCAATACTGATGGTTTTAGCTTGAAGACTGGTGCCAGCGTTAATGACATTGACACTACTATTACTTCTTCTTCTACTGATGATGAGTTGGTTACTGCTCTTGCTATCTACAACTACGTTGACACTGTATCTGGTGCTCTTACCAGCATGTCTGGTACCGTACAGCATAACAACTTGGCTGGATTGCAGGGTGGTACTGCTGGTGAGTATTATCACTTGGATTTGACGGATTACAATGTATTGTCAGCTATTTCAAGTACTGATGTGTCCAATTGGAATGCGGCTTACGGTTGGGGTGATCATGCTGGTCTTTATGATCTATTAGGAGCCGCTTCATCTGCCGTAAGTGGTCACGAGCTTGCTTATGCTCACGTTACATCTTATAGCACTGATAATTTCACTACTTCTGGAAGTATATTGGCTGTTAAGGACGACGGTATTGCTGAGGCTGAATTGGTTATTGCCAATGCTCCTGCCGATGGTTATTACTTGCAGTACACGACTGCCAGTGGTATGCAGTGGACTGACGTTAGTCTACAGGGAATTCAGGAAACCGATCTTAAGTTGGAGAATAAGTCTGCTGAGTGTGATGGTAATACCACAGGCTTTACTCTAGCTTCTACTCCTGTTGATAATAGCGTTCAGGTATTCTTGAATGGTCTATTGCAAGAGAAGGGTTCTGGAAAGGATTATACCCAGACCACTACAGCTATTACGTTTACTGTTGCTCCTTTGACTGGTGACATTTTGGTTATTCATTACACCGCAAAGAGCGTGTAATTTATCTTTATGGGGAGAGGGAGAGAAATCTCCCTCCCCTAAACTATAAGGAGTGATGTATGTTGAAATTAAAAGGAAGATTTGCAGAAAGGCTTCCTCCCGAAAAAAGGGAGAGAATGGAAAGAACTTTAAGACGTATGGAAGAAATTAGGAGGACAGACGATATGACATTACGGGAAATCATTAACGATAAAAAAGCATGGGCGGAACAGGAAAGACAAAAAGGTTACGACATTATAACTACTTACGATAAACGTATATCAGAGATTGAAGAACAGAAATTCAATATCAAACAACAGATTATAAAATTGGATGGTATTATTCTTGGTTTTGAAGATGTTTTGACTGAATCTACTGAGAGAGATACCGAAAGAAAAAATCAACTTGTTGAAGATGCCAAGAAAGCTGCTGAATCTGAGGCTACCCGGAAGGCTAATGAAGAAGCCGCTCTCAAAGCCGAACAAGAAGAAGAAAGAATGCGAAATCTGGAAGCTGAGTTAAGAAAAAAGATTTTGGAACAAATAGCTACAGAAAACGCTTCCAAGAAAAAAGGTAAGAAAACAAAAGTATAAATGATTACAGGCTTTACCGGATGAATAAAACGAATTAGCGGGGCTGAGTAGAACAATAAGAAATATGGAGGGATAAAGATATGCCTTTAAACACTGCTATTCGTGGTGCGCAGATTGAAGAGACTACCATCTCTGGCGGTCATTTAATCGACAGTACTATCCCTGAAGTAAAGTTGAACATCGCAAATGATCCTTCAGACGGTCGCTTCCTGAAATACACTACCGCTAGTGGTATGCAGTGGAGTGATGTAACTCTTTCTGAGATGATCGTGAGTGAAGTACCTACTGGAGATATTAATGGGTCTAATGTTACTTATACCCTAGCTAATACTCCTCTTGCTAATACCGACATGGTTTACTTGAATGGTTTGTTGCAGGAAAGGGGTGTTGGTGACGACTATACTATCTCTGGCGATACTATCACATTTGTTGTTGCTCCAGCTACTGGGGATATTCTGTTGGTTACTTATTTGATTACTCAAGGTGGTGGCACTGGTGGTATTTCAGCTGTAGTAGATGACACAGCTCCACAGCTTGGTGGTAATCTTGATTTGAATGATAAGAGTTTGAATTATGGGGCTCCTCTAACTGGTGATGATACTTACGAAGGTGAGATCATGACTGTTACCGTAGATGACGGAAGTGCCGCTTTTGGTAATCCTCTTTATTGCGCTTCTGATGGGAATTATGATAGGGCTAACGCAACTGCGTCTGGAACTATGCCATGTAGAGCTTTGGCTCTTGAATCTGGTTCAGGATCGAAGAAGATCTTCCATAAGGGACAGATCTGTGACACATCTTGGAACTGGACTCCTGGTAAGGACATTTATGTAAGTACTACTGTTGGTACTCTTACACAGACTGCTCCTGCGGCTTCTAGTAATCAGGTTCAGATTGTTGGTTATGCTCTTAGCGCCGACACTATTTTCTTCAACCCAGAATATGGGACTGTAGAAATTGCGTAATTGAAATAGGGGTCGCTCCTTCCAAGGGGCGGCCTCGAACTTTATAGTGAGGTAAACTGAAATGGCTGACATTTCTAAAATATGGAGTGTAAGTATAGGGAACGTAGGTAAGTTATTTGTGACTTCTAAATCCTCTGCTAAAAGTTTTATGGGAGCCGGAAATATACCTGCTGTAGCTGCCGGTAGAGGTATTTTTTCTGGAAATGACAACACTATACAATATGTTTCTATAAGTACTTTTGGTAATACGCAAGATTTTGGGGATTTGACTGATGGTAGAGCTCCATCTGCGTCATCTAATGGATCTAATGGCCGCGCTGTATTTTTTGGAGGCAATGGTAATACCTATAACACCATAGATTATATAACCATGAGTACTCCAGGAAACGCTACCGACTTTGGCGACATATCTCTTGAAGAAAATAGATGTTATGGATGCGCAAGTGTATCAAATGGTACCAGCAATAGATCTATGAATGCAATGGGTGTAAAGAATACTAACACACCAGCTAGCTGTTCGAATCGTATTTATTATTTCAATATTGCTAGTACAGGTAATGCTACTTCTTATATCCAATCTAGTGTAGGCCCTTTAACTAGAAGATCTGGATTATCAAACTCTGTCAATGACAGGGGTGTTTTTGCAGCGGGTCAATATGATAGTAGTACTATGAGCACAGGGTACACCAACATAGAATACACTACCATATCTACCGCTAGTAGTTGTGCTAATTTTGGCAATCTGAATGCTGGAGGCAGAACCTTAGCCGCTGGTATTTCCAACGGCACTAGTGAGAGAGGAATTTTTGCAGGGGGTTATAATAGGAGCAGTGTAAACATTAATATAGTAGAGTATATAACTGTTAATGCCGCAGGTAATTCTATTGATTTTGGGGATTTGACTTCGGCAAAGAGAAATTTTGGAGGAACTTCAAACGGCACTAGTAATAGAGGTATTTTTGCTGGAGGGTACTCTACAGATTATATAAACAACATAGATTATATAACCATTAACAGTACTGGAAATGCTGCCGATTTTGGGGATGTGGCTATACGATTGTATGTATACCAAAATACTGGAACATCTGATTGTTAATTACTTGGGAGGGATTTATTATGGATTTGAATTTGATGATAGCAACACCGGCTTATGGATGTATGGTTCACATAGATTACCTGAATTCGGTTATTGCCCTGGTTCGTGGAGGAATGGCCCACGGAGTGGGTGTTGAAATAGTAACCATAGGAAACAATTCCTTGGTGCCAAAAGCAAGAAACAGTTTGATTTCTTACTTTCACGAGAACGAAAGATTTACTCATTTGGTTTATTTAGATGCAGACATAGGTTTAGGATCTAATACTATACCTGCTTTATTACAAAGAAACGTAGATGTAATAGGTTGTCCAGTGCCTTTAAAAGGAGTAGATGCTTTAGGGTTGCCTGTGTTGAATATAGGTGATATCCACTCATTCGATGAAACTGGACTGGCGGAAGTGCAGCACGTAGGGAATGCAGTGTTGATGTTGTCTAGAAAAGCTGTAACGGACATTATCAAAGTGTCAGACAAATACGATGATGACCCTCGTTTTTCACGGGGGGAACAATTATCAAAAGAAAGTTACGATGTATTCAAAATAGGTGTAGTAGATGGACATTATTTACCTGAAGATTACTATCTATGTTACAGATTAAGAGAACTAGGATACAAGATCCATGTGGATTTCACACAGATACCAGTTCATAACGGTATGTATTCTTTTAGAGTGTCCGAGGCACAACTCAATGAGATTTTTAGGATTAGGCTGAATAAATCCAAAAAATCCAATGTGTTCCTGTTGGATAAGTTGAGGAGAAAATAAAATGGCTGATGTTTCAAAAATTTGGACAGTCGGCATTAACAAGGAGTAAACAATGACCACAGTAATCCGTGGTGATCAGATTAAAGATCTGACTATAGAAGACGAGGATATAGCCCCAGAGACTATTACTGGGGATAAAATAGCTGCGTCTACTATTTCTGGCACAGACATAGCTTCTGATGCCGTATCAGAAGATAAGTTATCTATCGCTAATGCTCCTGTGGATGGTTATTTTATGAAATATACCACAGCTAGCGGGATGGTTTGGGCAGCTGAAGGTAGTAGTGTTTCTCATAGTAATTTACTAAATCTAAATGCGGATGATCATACTCAATATTTAACGACTGCTAGAGGGGACGCTAGATATTATACCGAATCTGAAATAACAACTATTTCTGGAGACTTGCAAACCAATATCAATGACAGAGCCCCTACTGTTCATACTCATGATGATAGATATTATACAGAGGGCGAAGTCGATGTTATTTCAGGGTCTATAGACACTAAAATACAAGGTACGGAAAAGTATCATGGTGTTGAATCTATGGGTGCTTTATCTTTTAATAATTCTACCCACATAGTGACTGTGGCTTCGGGAACTAATGTTTACTGGTATAAAGGTAGTAGAGTTACTATTAATAATTCAATTACTTGTGATTTAGATGATTACTTGTCTATAACAGCTAGAACTCTTTATTATGTCTATTTTGATGATGATAGTGGTACTTTAAAAGCTGGGAATTCTTTTTGGGATTTACATGACAAAGTTCCTATATCAGTTGTGTATTGGAATGGTTCTGCCGGCGCTATTGGAAAAGAAACTCATAGTTATACTAGAGATATTGATTGGCATATTAACGCTCATTTAACTATAGGAGCTAGATACTATACTGGTATAGCTCAAACTTACCCATCTACTATTTCAGGGGCAGTGCTTAGTTTAACTGGCGGCACTATTTATGATGAGGATTTAGCTGTTACTTTTGGAACTCAAACTATTTCAAGGGTATTTTATCAGGCAGCCGCTGGAAGTTATACATTTGCGGATTCCTCTCTACCATACGCTGGTTCTTCTGGAGATCCTCAATATCTTGACACAGACAATTATACATTAACAAGTGTACCTGATAATCAATACGTGGTGATGTGGGTTTATGCCACTAATGACGTTGATAGACCTATCTATATTATACCTACTTCAGCATCAACTGCGCATGGTACCGTGACTTCGGCACGATCAGAGTCTATACCGTCTTTGTCTGGTCTAAATTTAGTACCAGAGATTAAGTTGATTTATAAATGGATTTATAAAGGTGACGGTGCTTATCAGGAAGGTGTTGACTATAGAAACAGTTCTTCTTTACCAGCTGGTGGAGTACCAGCATCTAATGCTTCATCTGTAGTGTTTGTACCATATGGTAATATTTCGTCTACAAACGTTCAAATAGCTATTCAAGAATTAGATGACGAGAAATTATCTATAACACAATTTACAACTAGCAGCGGAGATATAGTATCACAAATTCCTAACACTATGGGTTATGTTTTTGGAAGTACTATTTTAACAACTAGTGGCTCTTACGCTGGTGAATACATAACTGCTACTGTTGATGACGCTTCTGCGGTGTTTGGTGATGTTTTATACTGCGCCGCCGATTTTCATTACGACCGCGCGGATGCGGATAGCGCGACGACAATGCCGGCAGTAGCGGTGACCTTGGAAAATGGTTCGGGGTCAAAAAAGATTTTGCTAAAAGGACAAGTCTGTAATACCGCCTGGAACTGGTCTAGCGGTAATTTATTTGTAAGTGCTACGACAGGTCAAATGACCCAAACTGTTGTATCTGGAGTTGGTCAACAAGCTCAAATTGTTGGATTTGCTTTGAGTGCTGATACTATTTATTTTAATCCTTCATATATCATTGCTGAAATTTCTTAACACTGGAGATAAAAAAATGGCTGTTAATTCAATCCTGTCAGTATTGTACTCCAATGTGGGTAAATTATTCGGAATTGCTAAATCCGGTATTGGTAAGATAATGGGAATACTTGTTGGTGGATCTGAGCCAGTTTACGAGGTGGATTACTCCTGTAGATTTAATAATCCAGACAGCCCTTATTTGACAAAGACATTTTCTGGCGCGGGTAACAGAAAGACCTGGACCTTATCTATGTGGGCAAAATTAGGTAGCATGACTACCTCTGTTCCACCCCTATTTGATGCTTATGTGGATGGTAATTATAGATTTAGATTGATCTTCGGGCCGCAATACATGCAAGTGGTATCTTGGGCTAATAGCCTGTCAATAAATTGTGATACGGTTTCTTTTTATCGCGATCCTTCGGCTTGGTATCATATTGTGGTGGCTTTGGATACTACTCAAGCTACAAATACTAATAGATTTAAGTTGTATGTTAACGGTGTCCAGTATACCGGGGCTGTCGCTACTTATCCTACTCAGAATGATGAAGGAGCGGTAGGTGCTGCTTGTGTACATCGTGTGGGTGGTTATGGTGAGCCCACTGTTGGGTACTATTTTAATGGTTATATCTCGGATGTGTATATGATCAATGGTCAGCAACTAACCCCCTCTTCTTTCGGAGAAATCAGTGCTACCACAGGCGCTTGGATTCCTAAAGCTTACGCTGGGACTTACGGCACTAATGGTTTTCATTTGGATTTCGCTAATGCTTCAGACTTAGGAAACGACATTTCTGGGAATAACAATGATTTTACATCTAGTGGGCTTACTACCACCGATCAAATAACGGATAGCCCTACCAACAATTTTTGTGTATTAAATCCTCTCGATATTGGTAACGGAGGTGGCACATTAACTGAAGGGAATTTGAAATTTGTTGGAAATGGGGCTTCTTATCCTGCGGTGCGATCTACTTTAGCATTGACGTATGGAAAATGGTATTGGGAAGTGAAAGTAACTTCAGCTGCTAGCAATGGTAGTGTTATAGGTGTTTTGCCTATTACTTCTGATATTATGATAAACGATGTCACTTATGTGGAAGGTATAGGACATTATTTTTATAGCACGTATTCTAAATATGTAAAAGAAAATTCTGAGTTTGGATCACCGGCCTCTATTACAACTGGGGATATTATTAGTATCGCGATAGATACGGATAATAGAAAAATATGGTTTGGTTTGAATGGTACTTGGTATGGAAGTGGTAATCCTGCTGCGGGTACTAACGAGACAACCACCCTGACTATAGGTAAAGTTTATTCTCCAACTGTTGAATCAAGAAGCTCTGCTTTATACGCTAATTTTGGTCAGGATTCAGCAAATGTTGCTTCTGGAAATACTGACTCAAATGGGATAGGTAATTTTGAATACGCTCCGCCTACAAATTTCTTAGCAGTCTGCTCCTACAATTTAGAGACTCCTTCAATTGTAATGTCCTCTACAGCATTTGATACTATACTTTATACAGGTGATGGTACTGCACCTAGAACATTGTCTGGTTTAAGTTTTCAGTCTGATATGGTATGGAGTAAAAATAGAAGTGATAATGTCGATCATACCTTAATGGATAGTGTTAGAGGATTTGCTAGCGGAAAGCAGTTGTATCCTAATGAAACATATCACGAAGGTCAATATAATTCTTATGGTTATTTATCGGGAGTTTCCTCTACGGGTTTTACCATTGGAGCCGCAGGATCTTACTATAACTACAACACTCATAATTATGTAAATTGGTGTTGGAAAAAAGGCGCTGCCTATGGATTTGATATTGTAGCTTATACTGGAACAGGATCAGTTCAAAACATAAATCATTCTCTAGGCATAGCTCCTAAATTATTGATTACAAAAGAAAGAAATGCTACATCTGCACAGGACTGGTATACGCTACACATGTTTATGGCGACTGATCCTGAAACAGACTGGATGGCTTTGGATACTGGTGGTGGCGCTAGTGATAATAACACTGTATGGAACGATACAGCTCCAACAGCTACTCAATTTACCGTAGGTGCTAATACTGGTAATAATGAAAGTGGGAAAGATCACGTAGCTTATTTATGGTCTGAAATAGAAGGCTTTTCGAAGTTTAGTTATTTTATAGGAAACGGCTCCACTAATGGTACGTTTGTATATTGCGGATTTAAACCCAAACTAATTATTTGGAAGCACGCTAGTGGGTATTTGAGTGGGGCTGGATCATGGACTTTAATTGACGCGGAGCGTGATACATATAATGTGAGCAACCATCAGATATGGGCTGAAACTACTTCTTCTGAAAGTACTTCTTATAACGTGGTTGATTTGCTTGCTAACGGTTTTAAGTTGAGACATGCTGGATACGATTGGAACTATTCTGGAGATAGATACATTTTTATGGCTTGGGCCGAGACGCCCTTTAAATATAGTACCGCAAGATAAACAAAGGAGAATAAACTATGTGGAAATTGCCTGATGGCGCAATTATTAGCAAACCTAGAGATGTAACTATTAGCGGTGTTCTTTACCCAGCTAGTATGTTTTATGTGTGGTCAATCCCTGAGATGAATGCCCTCGACATTTATCCTTATCGTGAAGTTCAGTATAATGGTGAATATTACACAAGCACTGGGGTTACAGAAGAAATTGTCGCGGGTGAAGTAGTAGCCACACATTCAGTAGAACCAAAGTACACTGTGTCTGGTGTAAGAGAAGTAAAGAAAGATCAAGCTAAAATGATGGCTTGGGAAATATTACATCCTTTTGACTGGTATGTAATTAGAAAATACGAAGTCGATGTTGCTATTCCTACGGATGTGGAGAACTACAGATCGTCAATTAGGTCCGCTGTTGTTACAGTGGAATCTGATGTGACATCTATCACTGATTATGCTGAATTAGTGGCTTACAATATTGAATTACCAACTTATTCAGGATAAAGGGGTAAATAAAAATGGCTGATATAGCAAAAATTTGGGATACACCTATTAATAATGTTGGCTCGATTTTATCTATAACTAAAGTAGCAAATATGCGTTTTATGGACCAAAAAGTTGCTGGCGGTGGCGGAGACAATTGGCATGTTCATTTTGACAACACCGAATGGGAATCCAACCAAGGTTGGTGGTATGACGATCCTGAAGATCCTCCAACAAGTTGGCGTTCTAATGGTTGGGAAGTTGTGCTGTCGGTGTTGACAGCCCCTTCTGGCACTAAAATACGTATAACTTTTGAGGGGGCTAGTCCTTTGACAATGTCAGTTAGAGACGCCGGTGGATCAGCGCATTATTATGATGATTCTGATTACACTTCAGGCAAAGAGGCTGATTTCACCATTACTGATACCTGGGGTCGTTTGTATTTTGAAGGTGGTAGTTTTAGTATAACTAATATCGAATTATATTACACGTAAGGGGTAAAAACTAAATGGCTGACGTTTCTAAAGTATGGTCAATTAGCATAAGTAATTTAGGCAAGATGTTTGCTACCACCAAAGCCAACATTGGTAAATTTCCAGGGGGTGGTAGTGCCCCTCCTACTTCCAGTGCCAAAGGTGTTATTTTTAGCGGTTACAATGGTGGTTCTGGTGCCCAGACCAACACTATAGATACCATTAACATTTCTACCAACACCAACGCTACTGACTTTGGAGATATGGTAGTTGCAAGAAGTTATTTAGCCGCTACCTCGAACGGAGTTACTGGTAGAGGTATAGCTGGTGGTGGCACTGTAGGATGGGATTGGGGAGGTGTAAGTTCTATAAGTTATGTTACAATAAACTCTCCATCAAATTCCTCAAATTTTGGAAATTTGACCGGTAATGCAGGCGCAACTGGCGGAACTTCGAATAATACGACTGGTAGGGGTATATTTGCTGGGGGAATTGGGGCTCAGGTTAATAATGTGATAAACTACATAACCATTGCTACTACAGGTAATGCTTCTGATTTTGGGGATGTGACGGTTAGTAGAGAATATGTAGCTGCTGGTTCTAACGGCACAAATGGTAGAGGTGTTTTTGTGGGTGGTTACACAGGAGGGTCCAGCGCAACCAATGTCATTGATTATATAACTATTTCTACTACAGGTAATGCTGCTGATTTTGGAGATGGAAGAAGAGTTGAATACGGAGCAGTTGGTACTTCTAACTTGACTGGTGAAAGATTTATTTATACTGGTGGGTATGATTATGTTGCTAATTACAATATCATTGATTACATCACTATTAATACCACGGGAAATGCTTCTGATTTCGGAGATATGCAGTCGATAGGTGGTGGTGCTGGTGCGACTTCTAATGGAACTAGTAATAAGGCGTTGTTTACAGGTGGTTGGTATTTTGGAGGATACACCAATGTAGTTGCTTATGCGACTATTAACACTACTGGTGATACATCGGATTTTGGCGACTTAACGGTTGCAAGGAGCAGCTGTAATGCATGCTCTAATGCTTAATAATTAAAACAGAAAAGGAGATTTAATGATTATGGGAAACGAAAATAGTTTAGATTTGATAATTAAGGATGGTTTGGATTTAGCGGATAAGGCTAATACGCAATTAACAGCTTTATTGGATAAAACAAACGTATTTAACCAAATTACTACAAGGGCGGTAGAGGGCACAGATTTAGTGCCTAAGTTCCACGTATTCGATGAAACTAAGCTAGCCACTATCGCAGATAGGATGCCAGAAATAAATCGAGCCACGAGGTCGTTAGGCAGGAAAAACACCCAAGTAACGAATAGGCTGATGACTCTAACAATGCTGAACGGAATCTCTCCTATGAGAATAGTCCGTCAGTGTCTTACTGAAATTGAAAATCGCCGCCAAGCGATCAAGGAAAACAGATTTAAGCTGGCGGAAAGTTATGTTAAACTTAACAAAATTAGATATGAAATAGGTAAAGTAGAAAAGCAGTTGAATGAAATACCCAAAAGGATAGAAGCAGCTCAGAAGGCTGACTATCCCGGTGATGTTGTTGCGATAGAAGATGAACAAATGAATTTGATGTTTGATCTGGATATGAAAAAGATTAAGATGGAAAAGTTGATCACTGGCATTCATGATGCCATGCTTTACATGGAAGGAGCTCTAAAAGATGTAGCTTCTTTTCAATCTTCTTATTTACAAATCATAAAAAACAAAGGTATTCCAGAAAACTGGGACGAACAGGATTTAGAGAAGGCGGAAGTGGAACACCACATTCAGATGGGGTTCCTTCTTTTACTCCGCGATCTTTTGGTTAGTGGAAGAATAGGTATGGGAACCATTGAATATTTAGGTCAGTTTGGTATTCATCCTATGACAGCTAGTAAGATTGTCGCTGAATATATTGAGAGCCGCGCCGGAAAATTGGGCGACTTGGAAAACAAAGAAGACGTGTCAATAGACGATCTACTGGACATAGACGATTTACATAAGTTCCTAGAAGACATGAGCGCTCAGTTTAAAGATGAATACAAAAAAGTATTGAGACAAATAGGAGTAGAAGATTTACACGAGGATTGGTATATGTACAAAGATCCTAGCAAAGAGGTGTAAAATAAAATGCCTGATATATCAAAAGTTTGGTCTACAAATATTAATAATGTTGGTAAAATGTTTGCTACCGCTAAAGCCAACATATCAAAATATCCAGGCGGTGGTAGTGCTCCGGTAGTGGATAGTAGTAAGGGTGTATTTGGAGGTGGGTCAGGCCCTAAAAATAACATAGACCAGATTACTATATCCACTCTAGGTAATTCCACAGATTTTGGTGACCTTACATTGGCTAGACAACAATCATCGGCTTGTTCGAATGGCACTTCAAACAGAGGTGTTTTCGGCGGCGGTTATAATTTAGGATATAAATGTACTATAGATTATGTAACTATTTCTACTCCTGGAAACGCTAGTGGTTTTGGAGAATTCAGTGCGCCTACTAATACTAGGGCAGGATGTTCTAATGGAACTAATGGACGTGGTTTGTTTGGTGGCGGTAATAATGGGGGTGGGGCTATAACTCGAATAGATTACATTACCATAAGTACTACTGGCAATGCCAGTAAGTTTGGTGATATACAATACGGATCAACACAAACTCCTGGGGCTGTAGATAATAGGACAAATAACAGAGCTGTTTTTGCTGGCGGAGTTAATGATAACGATCCTTATGCAAACATGGGTTATGTTACTATATCAAGTGCTGGTGATACCACTAATTTTGGGAATTTATCGATGGCTAGACGTTATCTTTCAGGATGCTCTAATGGTACTAATAATAGAGGTATTTTTGCCGGCGGTCTGAATAATACACCAGCGTATGTAAATGTCCTTGATTATATCAATATTTCTTCTACAGGCAATGCTGCTGATTTCGGAGATTTGACGATAGTGCGCGCTGGTTTTGGATCTTGTTCCAGCGGATCTGGAAACAGAGGTGTATTTGGTGGTGGAAATAGCTATAATGTCATTGATTATGTCACCATTACTTCAACTGGAAATGCCGCTGACTTTGGTGATTTATTATCTGGAAGAGAGTATGTTTGTGCCACATCGAACGTTTAAGTTGAGGAGAAAATAAAATGGCTAATGTCTCAAAAATCTGGACTACAGATATAAACAATCTGGGTAAAATGTTTGCTATCACTAAGGCTAACATTGGAAAATATCCAGGTGGAGGTAGTGCCCCAGCCATAGCTGGAGGTATAGATAGTTACACCAAACTAGCTCTCCATATGGACGGTGACAGATCCGCTTCTCAAAATCAAATTACTACTAATGGTGGTCCTAAACTATCTTCCATAGTAAAGAAAGTTGGGGCTTCAAGTATATATTTTGATGGTTCCGATGACTATTTGTCTGTAACTGACAGTGACGACTGGAATTTTGGATCAGGGGATTTCACGGTGGATTTTTGGGTTAGAAGAGCGATTATAGGCGTTCAACATAGGCTGGCCGGGCAAATTAACTCTATCGGGGAAACTGCTTCTGTGAGTTTTGCGATACAAATTTTAGCTGATAACACGATAAGAGCCCAAGTTAATTCAGGATCTAATGTTTATCCTATAATATCTTCAGGGTCTATAATTGATACCGATTGGCATCATATAGCGTTCTTGAGGGATGGTAATACGTTGCGATTATTTTTAGACGGTAGTTCGCAAGGCACCTACGATGTAACTGGAGTGTCGGTGAATAATGCTACTACCACTTTAGGTATAGGAAGAATGGGAGAACTTACATCTAATTATCTGAATGGTTATTTGGATGAGTTTAGGATTTCTAAAGGTATAGCCCGCTGGACTACCACGTTTACACCTTCCACCTCCGCTTATACTTCAGATTCTTACACTAAACTTCTTCTTCATTTTGACGGCGACGAGAGTGATTCTGTAAATGAAATTACTTTCGCCGGCGATACAAAGTTAAACGCTGCCACTACGAAATGGAATGGATCTTACTATTTTGATGGAACTGGTGATTATCTAACTGTACCAGCTTCTGCCGATTGGCAATTTGGAACCGGTGATTTTACCATTGACACTTGGTTTAGATTGATAGTGTTAGGCACATATCAATATATAGCTAGCCAGTGGGATCATACAAACACTAAATGTAGTTGGTTGATTATGATGGGTAGTGATAATTATCTTTATGCTTATTTATCAATAAATGGTAGTGATTATGATAAATCTATTAAATCTAATAGTACATTGACTTCTGGTGCGTTCTATCATATAGCCCTAGTTCGCAACGGTAATGTTTTCAATTTGTACGTAGATGGTGTGCAACAGACCGCATCATTATCTTTTGCTAATGCTTTATACACATCAGATTTAACGCTTGGTATTGGTGGTAGATCAACTGATGGTAATAATAGATTGAATGGTTATATAGATGAACTTCGTATCTCTAAAGGAATTGCTCGATGGACTTCTAATTTCACTCCTCCTACTACTTCTTATAGTAGATCTACTGATTACCCAGTTATAGGAGATAGAGGATTGTTTGGTGGTGGATATGCGGCATTGACAACCTCTTATCTTAATATAATAGATTATGTCGCAATTTCTACTTTAGGAAATGCTGCCGATTTTGGCGATTTGACTGTTTCTAGAAGGTATTTAGCAGCTTGTTCATCTTCAGTTCGCGGTGTGTTTGCGTGTGGTTATACAGGCGATACTTCCAACAGGCTTGACTATGTTAATTTTAGTACTCTTGGCGATGCTTCTATTTTTGGTAATTCTTCTTACGCGAGGTATTCTGTAGCGGCTTGTTCTAACTCCGTTAGGGGTTTGTTTGGAGGAGGTTACTCTGTTTTAAATGTTATTGATTATATTACTTTAAGTAGTGCTGGCAGTGTTACGGATTTTGGAGATCTAACAGTAGGAAGGCATGGTTGTGCATCATGTTCTTCTCCTACTCGTGGTGTTTTTATAGGCGGTAGTACTGGTTCCGATGTTTCTAATACCATCGATTATGTTACCATAAACACTGCTGGTAATGCGGCAGATTTTGGTGATGCCCCTCTTGGCAGGTCTTATTTAGGAGCTTGTTCATCTTCCACTAGAGGTGTTTTTGGAGGCGGGTGGAATCAGTTCACTACTACATATTATAACATTATTGATTATATTACCATTGATAGTTTAGGTAATGCCTCGGATTTTGGAGATTTGACTGTATCACATAACCCATCGTCTTGTTCAAATAGCATTAGAGGTTTATTTAGTGGTGGTGCTATTGGTACATCAACAGACACTAATATTATTGATTATATTACTATTAGTGTTCCTGGAAATGCTTCTGATTTTAGTGATTTGACATTGTCACGTAGAACACACGGGGCTTGCTCTAATGGTCACGGTGGTTTATCTTAAGGTTAGTTAATTTTCATCTAGTAAAATAGAATTTGTATCCTATAATATAGAATGGAAGTTATTTACATTATAGGAGGATTTGAATTATGAGTGTTCCGTATGTTATTGAAGGTTCTGGTTCAAATGAACGAGTTTATGATCTGTATTCCAGGCTATTAAGGGATAGGATTATTTTCTTGAAGTCTGGGATAGACGAGGAAGTTTCCAACTCCGTTGTTGCTCAGCTTTTGTTTTTGGAAGCTGATGATCCTGAACGAGATATCACGCTTTATATCAACAGTCCTGGTGGACTTGCGATTGGAGCTCTGGCTATTTACGATACTATCAATTATATCAAACCGGCTGTTTCAACTATTTGTACTGGATCTGCTAGCAGCGCCGCTGCTTTTCTTTTGGCGGCAGGAACAAAGGGTAAAAGACTATCATTGGGTAATTCTAGGATAATGATCCATCAAATCTCTGCTGGGACAGAAGGCAATATCCAGGATATGAGAGTTCATTTTAAGGAAACTGAAAGATTGAACGACCTTTATCTGAAAGAATTTTCTAATTTGGTTGGTAAATCGGTAGATCAATTGCGAAAAGATATGGAACGGGATTATTTTATGAGTGCGGAAGAAGCAAAAGAGTATGGAATTGTAGACGAGATTTTGACTAAAAGGAGTTAGTTTTGAATGCCTAAAATAGTTTATAACAAAGAAAGATCTGGTAAAATTTTAGCTCGCGGGGGACCAAGAGATGTCCAGACTCGTCAGAGATTAGATCAGCAAGAAAGGTTGTTACGAGAAATGGTTGCTAATGACAGAGAAGTTCGTCCTCAAATGACTGGTCCTGTTGTGAGTGATAAGCCAGTTCAAGCTCAGCTAGATTTGTCGCAGTATATGCCTTTAGAGGAAGTTAGGCAGAAGTTATTGGAAGCTGTTGAAGTTACCAGAAAAGATGAAGCCGCCAGATTTGAAAGCGGTTTGAATAGCTTGAATGAACAACTAAAGGATTCCAGAAAGAAGTATAATGCCGCTCAGGAAGATTTGATAAATTTTAAGGCAGAGATTAGAAAGTTAAAAGAGGAAGTTTTAAGCGCGCCTAATGCTGTTGAATTTCAAAAATCCATTTCTGAAAAAGACCAATCTATCCAAAATCTATCTGTTGAACTTGCTTCTGTAAAAGCTGAACTTGCTGCTAAAATAGATTTGTATGAATCGACGATAAGAGGTAAAGACGAACAGATTTCAGATTTGAGAAGTAATACTGAAACATTGAATTCGGTAATAGAGTCAAGAACCGGTGAGATGCAGGATCTACGAGAAAAGTTAGATCAGGTGTATGATAGGATTTCCAATGGATCTATCAAGCCTCTGGTAGGCAGTCATATGGACAGACCTGCTTTGGAGGACAAGATTTTCATTGATCCTATTGAACCAGGTAGAGAAGAACAAATGGATTCCCACATAGAGGTAAAGGAAGAGAAGCCTGCTGAAGAATCTAATGGAAGAAACATAAAGGGCGATCTTGCTAAGTTAAGGGAATTGCTGAAATTATAAGGAGGTATTAGTATGTCTGGTAAAGGTGTAGGTCTCGATGTAGGGACCAATATGTTGGTTGCTGCTATGTTGGATGAAAGTGGAAGCCCTGTTTATAAAAAGCAGAGAGACGCTTTCTTCAAGATTGCTCCCAAGTCTGAAGTAAATCGAAAGAGTATTAGAATGTCTTTGGAGAGCAGAAAAGCCAACTTCATTATTGACAATGACGAGTTTGTTATTGTAGGAGAAGACGCTTTGAGAATGGCTAATGAGCGTAATACTGAAGCTCGTAGACCGATGAGTAAAGGTGTTCTTTCCCCGCGAGAAAAAGACTCCTTGCCCATTATGAAGTTGTTGGTTAAGAGTATTATAGGGCAAGCGGATGGAGATACTAAATTGATTTTTTCTATCCCAGCTGATCCAGTTGATGGTGAGTTCGACATTCACTATCATTCTGAAATGTTGAAAACTTATTTGAAGGAAATGGGTTATATAGCCAGTCCTCTTAATGAGGGATTTGCTATCGCTTTTTCAGAATTGCTGGATGATGGTTTGACAGGAATGTGTTTGTCTTTTGGAGCTGGAATGGTGAATGCTGTAGTATGTTATGAAGGCGATCCAATAGTTCAGTTTTCACTTACCAAGGGAGGTGATTGGATAGACAAATCTGTAGGTAATGCTTTAGATTTGAATCCTTCATTAGTTCAGATTGAAAAAGAGGAATCAAGTTTAGATTTGTTAAAACCTGATAATAAGATTCAAGAAGCCTTGGTGGTTTATTATAGTGTTCTTATCAACTACGCACTCGACAATATAGTGTTTGAGTTGAAGAAAGCAAAGCTTCCGTCTTTCAGAGAACCAATCCCGATTGTGGTTTCTGGTGGATTGACCTTGGCTACCAATTTTGTGGAGAAGTTCAGTATGGAGGCTAATTCAAAATCATTTCCCTTCAAAGTAAAAGACATTAAACGCGCTGTAGACCCGATGACAGCAGTTGCGCATGGTTGTTTGATGGCTGCTATATTGTAAATAACATTTAGGAGAAGAAAATACTATGGCTATTCAATACAGAGCTTTTGAATTGACCCCAGGTCAGTTACCTCCAGTAGGATCTACTGGCGTAACTGTTTCTGGCACTGGTGAAATTATTTGGGTTGGTGAAGAGGGTACATTTCCAGAAGCTGCTAATTTTGGAACTATTTTGCCTACTGACCCTAATCCGTTAGATTACATTTCGCATAGGATTATGGATCAGGAGGAGATTGACACTTATTTGGCTAGTTTGTAACGGCTGCCCCTTTGGGGCGCTAGAAATAGATAGGAGGATTATGTTTTATGAGTAATGAAAATGTTAGTGGAGTAGTAAAGTGGTTCAACGCTGAAAGGGGATACGGATTCGTGCTAAAGGATGGAGATCCTGATCGTGAATACTTTGTTCACTACAGCTACATCCAGATGGAAGGTTACAAGACCCTTAAGGCTGGACAAAAGGTTTCGTTCAAGTTAGTTACCACTGACAAAGGCGTGCAGGCTCAAGAAGTATCGCCTCTGTAAAGAAGGAAGGTAGATTAGATGAAACTGGCAGAGGCAATTAAGGAAAAGGATTTTATAGAAGATTCAATTTATGCTCTACAACAGCATATTGTAAATACATCTGTTTTAGAAGACGCGACGGATGTTAAAACTTTGAACGCCTTGATAAAGAACAGGTTTGAGGAATTAAGAAATCTTTATAAGAAATACCAGAATTTCTGTGTTTCGATCGAGCGGGCAAAGGCAGCTGCCTTTATCGAGGTTCAAAGTAATAAACTGAGTTTATTGGATGCGCTTGTAATCAAACAAGTGTTTGAAAATAAACTTAGGGTTATGGAAGATATCTATGAGCATTCCTTGAAATGTTCTTGTATAGATTTGAATGATTTATTCAAGGAAATAGAATCTATTCGATTGGATATAAAAACTCTTGGCACTGAAATAGAATTTGCTACTTGGGAGGTAGAGGTTTGATGGTATTTAGGTACTGGATAGAATTTGATGAAAACGGGGACATAAAAGCTTGCTATAAGTCCAAGTATGAGTGCCCTAAGGAGTGTCAAGAGTTTGTTGTCAAAATTATTCCCATTGATAGAGAACAGGAAGAATTTGATCAGATGATGGACAAGTTAGTTAAAGGATCTGACGAATTTCTAAGTGAGACCAAGAAAGCTGTTAAGGAATCTGAGAAATTCAAAACAGAGTTTCAAAAGACGATAAGAGAATTACGGAGGATTAAAATATGATTATAGGAATTGCTGCGAAAGCTCGTTGTGGGAAAGATACTTTCGCTAAGTTTTTGATTGAAGAATTTGATAAGCAAGGAAGGGAATTTAGAGATACGGCTTTTGCTTATTGTCTTAAGAATATGTGTATTAGTTCCTTTGATTTAAGTCATGATCAATTGTATGGTGACAAAAAAGAAGTTCCTGATTTGCGATTTGCTAAAGGAGACCATCATGGTTTGTCAAGTAATCCGGCTGATTATTGGTCTCCAAGGGAAATAATGCAGGCGTTAGGTTCCTTTTTCAGATCGATTGACTATGACTTTTGGGTAAAAGCTTTGGAGCGTCTATTAAAAGCTGCCAGACATAAGGATTGGATCATAACGGATATTCGTCATTTAAACGAAGCTTGGTATGTAAAGCAGAATGGTTTTTTGATAAACATCGTTAGAAAAAGTGCCGATGAAATTCACGGAATGACTCATGAGTCTGAGACAGCTTTAGATAGATACACCGATTACGATATGGTAATCAACAATGATGGAACATTGGAGGATTTACAAAACGCCGCTAAGGACGCTGTAAATCTTATTACAAAGTTAGAAAGGAGAATCTAAAAATGGCTGATAAGAAAAGCAAGAGTTTGAACATTACAATTGATCCGGCTCAGATTGTGGGGTCGGAGATTATGAAGAGCGGTGATTATAAGTATGCCAGAATGGGTGTCAAGATTGGGGACGATCAGTATTTGAGTGTTTCCTATGAATGGAAGGGTGACACTATCCCTGAATTCGTAATGGGTCTTATGGGCTGGATGCAGTCTAGCAAAGAAGAAATCAAAGAGAACAAAGAGGAATTCGCTGCTCTGAAAGAGAGGACAAAGTAAATGGCAATTTCAGAAAGAGAGTATATGTACCCAAGGTTTATTAGATACAAGGAAGGTGCTACTCTTTTGAGAGATGACGCTGCTAGGTTTGATCAAATGAATCATTCCTATGGGGGAAGAGCTTGGCGCAATCAACCACAACCTGGTTATAATGCTCAGCGACCTAATCTTCGTCCTGACAGAGTGAATTTATCTACTGATACTCCATACATTCGCACGCGATAGTATGAATTTTATTTAAAGGAAAAGGAGAATTATAATGGATTTTGAACTAAGAATGGAAACTTTTAAGGAAGAGTTGTCGTTGTTGGTAAATCCTGGAATAAAGGAATTTACCATAGAGTGTATCAAGAGATCACCTGACTATATTTTTGAGAATTGTCCTTCGAGTAGTTCGGGTAAATATCATCCACTTGAGGAACTTGGAGCCGATGGAACAATCCTTCATACTAAGAAGGTGTTTGCTTTGGCTTATGAACTTAGCAGGGCTCTGGATTGTGAAGAGTATAGAGATGAGATTTGCGCAGCATCACTGCTTCATGACATGGCAAAACAAGGTCTAGAGAAAAGTGGGCACACGCTTAGGGATCATCCTCAAATAATGGCTAAGCTTGTTGCTGACATTTACAACGAGTCGTTTAAGGATAAGATTCCCAAGGAAGCTGCTTTTAGGATTTATTATGGCGTCTTTTATCATTATGGACCATGGACAGAACAATCGGTAAGGAAGCCTCTTTCAGATTATAAGCCGTGGGAGTTGTGTGTTTACATTTCGGATTACGTCAGCAGTAAACGATTTGTTCATATAGCTTCTAGTAGGAAGCTTTTGGAGGTGGTGTAATGGCTAGGCGATGGGTACCTGATGGCGGAGAAAAAAAACTTCGAGATAAGATACACAAAGAAAGTAAGTTTGCCGACGACCATAAAAATTTACCATTTGATTTTTCTAAACCAAAGAAGAATGGTAAGATGGTTTACTTTAGATGTGTGGAATGCGGAAGGGTTATTACTGCGGGACCCAATACAATCATGTGTATTTGTCCTGATTGTAAAAAGGTTACTAAAGTGGAAAGGGTGGAAGAATTATGAACACATGGCACGTATGGTCTATAAATCAGCAGAGATATAGGAAAGTTCAGGAATACCTTGACAGCATTCCTGAGATAGAGACGTATTTGTATCCAACTGTTTCGAAGGAAGTTTCAACTAAGCACACTAGACGAATAAGATATACACCTTTGTATAGCAATTACATATTCATTAAATACAACCATGATCCTCATATGATGGTTAAATTGTCTAATTGTCAATGGTTGAAGTCCTATGTAGGTCCTTGTTCACAACAGGAAATAGATCATGTAGAATCATTGACCAAGAAAAGTTACGAAGAATTGTTGCCTCCGGTTAAGATAGATATTGGGGGTAATTACAAATTGATAGGAACTCCTTTCAAAGGTTTGATTTGTACCATAAAGGAAATACATGACGACAAGTTATTAGTAAGTGTGGAGATTTTTGGTTCTGACAGATTAGTGAAGTGCTGCTTGGATGATATTATGCTGGAAGGTGCTTAGATTATGGAAGAAAACAATGGAGCAAAAAGGCGCGGAAGACCTTTTGGACATAGGTTAAACGATAATACTAAAGATAAGATTAGACAACATAGGTTAGGAACCCACCATGACCAGGAAACAAAGGATAAGATTTCTAAATCCTTGTCCGAATATTTCAAAAAACGTGATTCATTTTCCAGGTCGATCAATCAAGAATATAGTGAAATTTCATCCGAAGCTACGGAATGGATAGACGAGAATTCAGACGAATTGGACAAAGAAGCGGATATACTGACAGAAAGACGATTGATGTATTCTCGCCAGTTAGAAATTTCCCTAGGTCATGAAATAGAGGTGTTGTTCGGGCACAACGCCACTCCAGAATTTCTACTTCTTTTGAAAGAAGAGTTAATTGAAAAAGACGTAGATATTAAAGAATTGATCTCATTACTATAAGAGGTAAATTATGGAAATTGCGAAGAGGGGTCGAGGAAGACCTCCTAAAGCCCCTGATTTTAAAACTATGCTTGCTCAAAGCGTTCCTTCCGCTGATTTGTTTGAAGAAGAGGAAGGAAGAATGTATGAGAATTTAGTCAATATCTATTTGAAGGATTTTGATGAAGAACAGCTTACAGCTAACGATATGGATGACATAATGTCCATTGCTATGAATAGGGTTTTGGAGTTTAGATTGTTAAAGTCCAGTAAAGGTAACCCTGATAAACAGATAGATGCTTCAACCGCTATTGAAAGGTTGAGAAAACAGACTGATAAGCTGAAAGAAAACTTAGGAAGCCGTCGAAAAGATAGAATAGATCCAAAGAAGTTTAGTGGATTTTCTATTGTGGATTTAGCTGTCAATTATGACGTTGAAAAGAAAAGAGCTATGTATGAAAGAGCTACAGGTTTTAGGCAGGAAGAGGAAGAGATACTGAGCTCTGATTTGTTAATCGGTAACAGGGATGATGAAGGCGCTGACGTGGTGGAGAACGACAACTAATGGCTACTGTTCATAAGTATGACGATATAGATTACATAATGACTCAAGGCGCTGGTTTGATAGAATTCTATCGTAATGAACCTGTGTTGGCAGCTTATGATCTTTTGAATGTGGACTTGGCTCCTGTTCAAAGAGTTGTTTTAAGAGATATGTGGTTTAAGAAGTATGTGATAGCAGTGGCTGGTCGTGGTTTTGGTAAGACATTCCTTCTTGCTGTGAACGCTATTTTACACGCACTTTTGTATCCTGGGTATAGGGTAGGTTTGATTGCTCCGTCTTTTAGACAATCAAAAATGATTTTCTCAGAGGTGGAAAAGATCTATTTGAGATCGTCCATAGTAAGAGAAGCCTGTGAGAAAAGACCTGTTCGAGGTGCTGACACTTGCTTTCTTAAATTCAAAGGCACAGATAGATCAAATGGTAGTTTTATAGAAGCTTTACCTATCGGTGTGGATGGTGCCAAGATCAGAGGGTCGCGTTTCTATTTGATTGAGATAGACGAGTTGGCACAGATGACAACGGATGTTATTGATCTTGTTGTTAGACCTATGGCGGCTGTTTCTTTGGAACCTATGGAAAGAGTTAGAGAGTTCGAAAGAAGGCAACTACTTATAGATCAAGGATTGGCGAGTGCCGAAGATTTTGCCGACGATCAGGGCGCTAACAAAATGATTATGACCTCATCTGGATATTTCAAGTTCAATCATATGTGGAATCGTATGAAGTCTTATTGGAAGGCTATAAGAGAACAAGGTGATAATTCTAAGTATGCTGTGTATCAAGTTCCTTATCAATTGCTTCCTCCTGGATTTTTAGACACAGACAATGTAGCAGAAGCTAAACGAACGATGTCTTCGTTACAATTTATGATGGAATACGAAGCCGCCATGGTGTCAGATAGTGATGGTTTCTTTAAAGCTTCTTTGTTGGAAAAATGTACCTTAGGCAGTGATTTCAGTATTAAAATGTATGGAGACAAGGATAAAGAATACGTAATGGGAATAGACCCCAACCAAGGTGGCGCTGCCGCTTGCGGTGTTGTAATTATTGAGATTGGCGATCCTTTGCGCATTGTTTATGTGGATGGTCTCAAAAAGAAAACCACTCAACAGATGGTTATGGAGATTCAAAGATTGACCACTGCTTTCAATGTAAAGCGCATCTTTATGGATTCTCAGGGCGGTGGAAAGCCTATCAGAGATTTACTACAGGAAGGATATAATAATCACGTTCTTATCATAGATTTGGAAGATGAAACGATGTTGGAAAAAGAAGGCAAACATATACTTCAGTTGGTTAACCCCACACCTGCTTGGATTTCAGACGCTAATTTTGATACACTGGCGTTGTTTGAAAATCAAAAACTTAGATTTCCAGCTCTTCCTTTGAACTCAGATCCTATTGCGGAAGAGTTGTATGAAAAAGTTAGAATATTGAAATCTCAATTATTGAACATAATTGTGACTCCTACTTCCCGAGGTTTGACTCATTTTGATACGCCAAAGAAAGGTCAGAACAAGGACTTGTATTCCGCTTTGATTTTATCTGCGTGGGGTTCGAGAGAATTAGTAAGGGAAGGATCTGAACAAATTAAGTTTGTATATTCGCAAGGGTTGTCTAGGCCACACACAAAAGGCGCTACATTTAAACCTTTGTCTGTCGGGGCTGGCAAGCCTTATACTCAGTATGCTGTGTTGAAAAAACCAATAAACTAACTATTAATAATAGAGGACTATCCTTTATTTAGGAGGTATGTTATGGCTAAAGATTATTTGATTTCCCCAAACAAATTTTGGGATTTATTCTTTCAAAAGTTTTTTTCACAAATTATTTCTATAAAAGTGTGGGTTATGCTCGGCGCTGCCCTTCTGCGTATTTTCAGTTTTTTGACTGGGGCAGAAATGGTTACTATATTCGTCACTGTGTTAGGCATTAAAGGCGCTTACGAGATAGTGGATGTATTCAAACGTAAGAAACTGACTAATGGTCAAGAAGTCGCAGATGATGACGAGTCTGGGCTGGGAGAGGAAGCTATTCAAAGAAGGCTAAATAGATAGCGTAAAAGGGGTATAGTAGATGGATTCTGAAAAATTAACTAAAATAACCAGTGATCTGAAAGATAAATACCCTGATTTGGGTATTCAAAGAATAGAGGTAGACGAAGCTACCGGTAAGTCGAGTTTCTTTGTTCAGCCTACTCAAAAGGTGTTGGCTTCGTTGCCGGCTGATAAGGCTATAAAACTTCACGGACCATCTTATGGTGCTGTAATTAGGAGAGATGTGTTGGATAGGTCTTATCTGGACTTATCTGTTACTACTTCTCCGTCTGATTTAGACCCAAAGGAAGCTTATAGAAGATCCATTAAGTATTATTTTGAAGCAGATATTTATGGAGCTCACGTTGATATTCTAACCAACCTGTCTTGTAAGGGATTTGAGAATGATATTGACGACGATCAGATAAAGACGTTTTATGACACTTGGAATTTTGATGTGGGGTTTGATAAATTACTCTATTGGATTTTCTTTGATTTTTTTAGAGTTGGTATGGTTAGGACTTACAAGATTATAGGTAAATACGAACCTGGAATTAGTTATATTTCTCCAGTTCCTGGCGCTAAAAAAGCTCGTGGTGATTTACAGAAAATGGTGGAAAGAGCTAATAGAATCCATAAAATTAGACTTGAAAACCTTGAGAAAGAACTAAAAAGATTAGACGCCCGTAAGAAATTAGACAAAATGACTAAAATGGAATTATCGGCAAAGAAGCGTGTTTGGTCAAAGGGTTATATGCCTATAGCCTACACAATACTAAATCCGTTGTTAGTCAATCTTGAGGGTAGTTTACTTTTCGATAAGTCAGCCACCACGCTTACTCCGTCTGATGAATTGAAGAAACTAATCAAAAAAGCTGGTGGAGAATTAACAGAAGATGAGAAAGAAATTCTCAAACTTCTACCTTCTGAATTTAAAGCTGCCGTTGAAAAGGGTGGCAACATACCTTTAGATCCGATGTTTGTAGGGGCAGTGGATTACAGAAAACAACCCTATGAGCGTTATCCACGCCCGCGCGGAATAAAAGTTTTCGACGCGCTGGAATACAAGAAATCTCTACGAGAGGCAGACCTAAGCACTCTGGATGGTATTACCAACTACATACTTAAGATCACAGTAGGTAATGACACGTTTCCAGTCGTGGATCAGGCGCAGTTAAACACTGTAGCTGAACTTTTTAACACCACTTCCAAGTCTTTCGATGTGGTGTGGAACCATACATTGGAAATTGAAAAAATAGTATCTCCTGAAATTGAAAGTGTCTTAGGACAAGACAAGTACGCTCAAGTAAATGAGGATATTACTGGTGGTCTTGCCTTCTGCCGTGCGCTGCTTGATGGAGGCACTACTGTAGGACAAGGCGAAGCCGGACTTGTAACCAAAACAATGGTTGAGGAAATCAACTATGCAAGAAATCAGGTATCAGATTGGATTTATAATGAATACCGACAGATAGCTGAAGCAATGGGTTTTGATAGATTTCCAAGAGTTCGATGGGATAACGCAGTGCTACGAGATGTTATTCTTTATATGACTACGATTGCTAACTTGGTAGACAGACGTATGATTTCCTACGAGACGGCACTTGAAGAACTTGGATTTGATTTTGGTAATGAATTTAATAGTATGCAGAATGAGTTGCCTTCTGTTTTGGATGGAACGCTTGGTATTAAGGGCAGTCCGTTCCAGCAATCGAAATTTGGGCCTGGTGGCACGCAACCTACAGGAGCGCCTACGGGCACGCCTTCAAGTGGTAGACCAAAAGCTCAAGTTCCTAAAACAAAACAACCTTCTACGAAAACTAACACTAAAACAAAAGCACCCAAGCCTAGACCTAGCCAACAACCTAATGCCAGCCCACAAGCTGCGAGTGTGGATGTGAGGCAGGTAGTGGAGTACGCAAGTCAAACTATGTCGGAAGAAGACTTCATAGAATTCATGGAAGGATTCTTAACCGAACTAAACGGGCAATAAGGGCGCATAAATAATCTAACCCTATATTATGTAGGAGAATACCTATTTTCCGGGCAAGGAGGAATAGTAGTGGAAAATAAACAACATCCAATAGAACTCGAAGCTAACATTCAGTTGATCGAGGAAACCGAAGAATTGAAGAAAGCCGTAGCTTCGATTGTTTCATTTCCTGATAATAAGACGCCTGATCTATCTTATTTTACAGGTATTTTTGTGTCTTCAGGAGAGAATCTGAACAAGGCTTATTTTATGCCCTCCGAGCTTGTGAAAGCTCACGACACAATCGCCAACAAGCCGTTGGACATTGAACATAGTGAGTCTGAGATTGTGGGACATATTTATGACGCTGCTTTTATTGATAGGGCAGGCAATAAAGTGGAAGTTTCAGATTTAAAAAATAAAACTACCGCAGAATTAGAAAAGATAGAACTTGATGTAATGATTGCTGGAATTCTGTATAAGAGCAGATTTCCTGAATTGGCAAAAGAAGTAAAAGACAATAAATGGAAGTTGTCCATGGAAACTTACTTCACTGATTTTGACGTGAAGGTGGGCAATGTAATCATGACGCAACAGGAAGCTGAGGCACTGGGTCTGGCTTCTGAAGACGTTCTTGGTAAAATAGCTAAAATCCTCAGACGAGGCACAGAAATAGCAAAGGGGGCAGTGACTAGAGTGTTGAGAAATCTATTGTTTTCAGGATGTGGTTTAGTAAAGAATCCAGCTAATCCTAGATCGGTTATTTTAGAAGTCGCTGCCAAGCGCAGTCAGAAACATGATGACGCTGAAATAGTAATAGAGTTAGAACCTGTGAATGGAGATAATACTATGGCTAAAGATAAAGAGAAGGCAGCTGGACCTGATTTCACATCCCCTGCGGATGTTAGTGGTGGTCCTGGTGCTTATGAAACTAGGCAACAAACTAGCATAGGTATTTGTGTTAGTTACAAGAGACGGGTGGTAGATGCGACTTTTGAAGGTCCTGATGCACCCGTTTTGCATGAGGATTGGTGTGCTCTCTACGAACAAAGTTGTACTTCACCTTCGCGCGGGGCAGACAATCCTGAATGTTTAAGAGTTAAAGCAAAACAAATTGCGAAATCATACACTACCAGTAAGTTAGAACAGCTGTATGCACAAGATAGAAGAGGCGATCTTGTCATTCAGTTGCGAAACTTATTAGATAGATAAATTTTATAGGAGGTAATCGCTTATGCCACAAGCACAAACAGGTAGTAAAAAGAGTATGCCCAAGGTTGTAAGAGTGAATGCTGCGGATAGCGAGTCTGTTCTTTACAGAAATCTTGGCAATGGTCGCAGAGTTCCTTTTATTTGGGGTACATCTGTAACATTGGCATCCGGTACCACCTCAGGGGTGATATCCAGCGGTGTTTCATTTAGCAACATGGATGTAGCAACTTCTAGCGGCTCTCTTGTTCTAATAACACCACAGGATGCTGTAGCTGCTGCATTAAGTTACTATGTAAAGAAAGATGATTGGAACAACACAGTATCGTTGATGACGACATCAGCTGTTCCAACTGGGACTGCTAGTTTCGATGTTATGATTATGCTTGGTGTTGACCACAACTTTGTCAGCACTGATTCTAACCAAATTTGGAAAAAGGTAGGTAATAACCTATAATCAGATTTTGGTGAAGGAAATGGAGATTTATGGATTTTGAGAGGTTGGTATACTGATAATACATTATCAAAGGAGGTTTAAGTTATGACCGATAAGTTGACTCAAGATGTACAACAGGTAGTTGAAGCAATTTTCAAGCAAAAAGACGAAGCTGAACTTATGAAAGATACTGAGAAGGCTTTGAACGATTCTGCCGAAAAAATAACTGAGCTTACCACATCCTTAGAGGCGAAGGATGAGGAGATTAGCACTGTTACGGCTAAGGTGGATGAGCTTGAGAAGACTTTGGCTGATCTAGCTGACAAGAATAAGGAATTGACTACAAATCTTGAGCAGGTAAAGACTGGTTTTGAGACTGAAAAGGCTGAATTGGTTAAGAGAGCAGAGACAGCTGAGAAAGAACTTGAATCAATCAAGAAGAATCAGTTGGCAAGCGCCAGATTCGAGGATTTGAAGAAGGGCGGCGTTGCTGCTTCCGAAGCTAAAGCAGTTGAAGACCAACTTGCTAAGATTAAAGAAATGACAGACGAGGACTTTGCAGCTTACAAAGCTGAAAGAGTAGAGTTGCGCAAAGCCATCGTTGCGGAAATGGAAAAAGCTCAACCAGCTGCTCCTGCGGCTCCTGCTGCACCAGCTGCTGAAGTTAAGAAAGAAGAAGAGTCTAGTGCTGCTGAAGATACTAAAGTTGAACTAGAGGAAGAAGAAGCTGCTGCTACTTCTCAGGAATCTATTGATCCGATGAAAGCTGTGGCTGCTATGTTGAATCTAGAAGTTCTTCCTTCAGACGATGTGAAAAACAAATATCGTAAGTTTGGAGAGGCTTTGGCTGATCAGATTAAGGCTAGAGGAAAACGTAGAGGCAGTAAGTAATCGATTTAAAATATAATATTTGTTTAAGGAGGAACGCTGATTATGTTTATTCCTAGACATCCAGTTGTGGAAGATCAATTTTGTCAATTAAACGCTACCACTAGTGGTGGCGCGACTGCGGGTGCTGGTGGAGTTCTAGCTTATGCTGGCTCGGCTTGTTATCTTGATACTACTCAGACTGAAGCTTATGTTAACATTTACTATGGTAACGAAGCTTTTTCTACGTTTGGTTTCTTGATGCAGAAGGTGAAGGTAGGATATCATTCAATTCATCCTGCTGGATTCGTTATGCCAGGCGATTTGGGTTCGTCTGACGTTATCGCTCAGCCAAGCTATAATGCTAATGGTGTTATCAATGGTGCCAAGGCTGCTCCTGTTGGTGTAGCTCATCTTGGTATTTGGGACACTATTCATTATTACGCTGAGGCTGTTATTAATGCAGGTACAGCTTTAGGTGTTAGACGCGATGCTTCATCTGAGCTTTCGACTGTATATCTGAATACTACAGCCGGCACTGTCGCTAGGGTAGTTAAGGGCGCAAGCGCTGCTCAGGTAACTGCCAATGTGGCTAATACTACTCTTTTCCCAATTAGAGTAAAGCTTTTGGTTTAAATATCAAGGACTGATTTATGGATTAAAAGCGCGTATAGCGCATCCAAAATTACGAGGAGGTTAGTTAGATTATGGATAGCAAAGAAATGAAAGAATTGTTCAAGGCTACTGCGAGTGTAAATACGCCTGAGGGATTGGCTGCTTACAAGGCTTTTGCCGCCGCTCTAACTACTCCTATTCTTCAAGCCATTGAGCAACAGTCTATTATGAGACAGTTGTTTGCAGTTGAAAGACTGGGTCCTGGTGCTCAGGCTAGTTATCCCGTTGCTGAGGATTTTGAAATTCCAGTATGGGTACTTCCTGGACTTGGCTATGTTGCTCAGAACTTTATTGAAGGTATAGGAGAAGAAGTGTATGTTCCTACTTTCACCATCGATGCTTCAGGTGATTGGAAGCTTACATACGCTAGAGATTCAAGAGTGGATATCGCGGCTAGAGCCGCTGAGAAAGCTGCTAAGGCGCTTGCTGATTACGAAGAGGAATGCGGTTGGAGGGTAATTCTTCCTGCGGCTACTTCTAGGTTCTTTGGTAAGGGTCTTTTGGGTTCGCGCCCAGCTCCTATCTATGAAGTAAACCCAGCATCGACTGGTGCTGGTTATCTTTCAAAGGAATTGATCAATAAGATGATCGTAGGTTTTAAGAGAATCGGTCGTACATTGACTGATCTTTATGTGTCTCCTGAAGACGCGGCTGATATTCGTGAATGGACTGACACAGACATCGATCCAGTGACCCGAAGAGAAATCTTCCAGGCTGCTGGTATGGGTAGTTTGTGGAATGTAGCCCTTCATGAAATCCAGCACCTCGGTGCTACTGGTCTTTACAACATCAATGGTTTCGGTTCGTCTTATGGTAAGTTTGTGTGTGCAGACGTAACTCAGACATACAATTCTTACACATTGGACAATCCTAACATTACCGGTGCTGATGGTACCGTTACTACGTTGGGTGAGACTCAGGTCATCGGTTTTGATCTAAGCGTTAACGATTCACTAGTTATGCCTATTCGTAAGGAATACGAAGCATATGATGATCCTACCCTATTGAGAGTTCAGAAAGCTGGATTCTTCGGTTGGGAAGAAATCGGATTTGCTTGTCTTGATCCTAGAATGTTGGGCATTGGTGTAATTGATAGGTCGCTTTAATCGTTGAAATGGTTATACTCGCCCCTTATGGGGCGGGTATAATCAAATCGTGTTCGCGAGGGTATTATGCTTATTATTGTTCTATTGTTTTTACTAACCGCTTTATTGGTAGAAGCTATTACGGGAATTTTGGTTAAGTCGGAATTGTTTTTACCAGTGCGTAAGTATTTATTCGAAAGTAATTATAGAATATTCAAATTTGTGTTTAGGATTTTGGATTGCCCGTACTGCACATCAGTGTGGGTCAGCTTATTTTGTGTGTGCATGTTGTACCTATATATCATTGGCATGCTACATGAGATACTGGCTTTATTTTTATTGGGTATAATATTACATCGCTTTTCGAATATTATACACCATTTAATTGATCGTATCGATCCCCATTTTGGGAACGGTCAAGGCGAATAAACATAGGAGGAAAAGGTTATGAATGGATATGTAAAAAATAAGAGTACTGTATGGCGACACGCAATGAAGAGGACTATCGGTCCGGGTCATAAAGTCGCGTTAGACGAGCTTTTTGAACAGTATGGTAAGAAACACGATCTTCAAGAAGGCGCTCCTTTCGTAGACTGGTTACAGAACGTAAAGCTTCGTAACAGTGAGATTTGGGAAATAGTTTATAAGGAATCCGCGTCACAAGAAACAGTCGTGAAAACTCCTAAAAGCAAAAAGTCAAAGGTTGTAGAGCCCACTGAGATAATTACAAAAGAAGCTGAAAAAGAAATTGAAGCCGCTCAAATGGTTACTCCTTTTGTCAAATCAGTTAAACAACCGGCTGACATAATCAACCTAACTGTTAGAGATGCTCGGGCGGAATTGAAAAAAATAACTGACATTGATTTGTTGAAGTATGCTTACAACGAAGCTCGTCAACTTGCTAATAAGGATTCATTGTGTATTTTGATGAAAAGACGCCTTCAGGAATTAGAGCTTACTAGGAGGTAATTCCGATGTCTAAAACTTATGAACGAAATACTCCAGAGTCTAAGTTCTATAGTTCCGTCATAATAGGTTCTAAAGGCTATAATCCTACTATTACGAATTACTTCGCCACTGTTTCTGGTGGTGGTGATGTTTTAGTAAGAGTAGAAGAGGTGTTTAATGGGGTGCTATTTTCACAGACCATATCTGGGTCTGACTATCCTAAACAATGGCCTGCCTACGATTATTCAATAACCTATGATGCTTGGGAATCTACTACATACTCTGGATAAGTGAGGTAGAACATGGTAAGAGTAACCGTTATAGTGCCTGATATAGACATAATTTATCCAGGAATGTTTGACCAGGTACGTGTTTATTACTCCGACGATGAATCTGGTCCCTATGCTTACCTAACTACCCTACTATTGAGGGCTGGTGTAACTCGTTATTATTACACCGATGTCAATGGTCTTCCTAATGTTACGTGGTATAGATCTACCTATTATAATTCTGTAACTGAAGCGGAAAGTGGACCATCCAACGCTGCTCAAGGCGCATCTCCTGAACTTTATCATACACCCACCTATCCTGTAGAGTATAACTATACTTTAGATGATACTGTTACAATGCGTAAAATAAGACGCCTTGTAGGTGATCAAGTTAAGTTGAAGCGCTTACTTTATGAAGGTGATGAATTTTGTACTTCTATTTTACCTGATAATCATACCATAGATTTAGGAGAAAAAGGGTGGCCAGTCTATGTTTCTATAGATAATGTGGAATACACCACATTAGATGACCCTGTTGTTCAGGGGTATAGATATTTAACATTCAGTGGGACTTTAATAAGCGGTGGTATAAATCCCAGAATAGATATATGGTTTTACACATTCAAGTTTGCCGATTTAGAAGTCTACGAAGCGTATGGGGATGCTATGATTCCTCCGATGCTGACGGCTTTAACTGTCACTAGGGATCATTTGATACTCCAGGCTGCTATTGATTTGCTGGAAAATATGACTTCTGAAGATATGGTAGATGATGGTGCTGTTATAAGGGATGATCAGACACTTTACGACCCTACTCCTGGTTTAAATCAGCGTGATAAGACTTTACAACGATTGAGAAAAATGCTAGATACATTAGTAAAGCAATATATGTTTAGCAGTCTTACTGGCAACCTCATCGACTAAATTCAGACGGAGTAATAAGCTAGCATGTGGATACTGGCCCACTTCACGCATAATGGAGTACCATCTACAGGACTATCACCAGTTGCCACTATTAGAGACGTTGATACGGATGGTATCGTTATTAGCGGCGCTTCAATGGTGGAAAAGGGGGATGGTTTCTATGGGTATTACTTTAATGCGTACAACCCATCTAGAGACTATGCCGTAATCTGCGACAGCGTTACTCTGTCGGGGGTGGAGAGGTATTCCTACGCTTCCAGCGGTGAGTATAATGAAGTTTTAGATACTATTGAGTCTACTGTAGGAGTAGTTGATGTAAGAACTACTTTACTTCGTAAGATACAAACTAATAGATTAGAATTATTTGATGGTGACGAAGAAAACTGGGTTCTGTATGATGACGATGCCGTTACAGAACTACTAACCTTTAGTGTTACCGATAAAAATGGACATTTGATTGTCCAGCATCCACAATCCCCTTCCAAGAGATCGGGCGCAATAGGTTCAATAAGCGGATCTGTTACGCCCGATATTTATATGCGTAAGTCGGTTTATGACCCTGATGACGATGGGTATGTAACCGGAGCAGAGAGTGTTAGTGATGGAGTGTATACTTCTACCGCGCTCGATGTCAAAACCGCAGTTCTTGCCTCACACTCTCCTTACATTTTAGGAACCAAGATAGTCAATGAAGTGACTATTGGAGATGGTAAATACTTAAAGTATGATTCGTCTACCAATAGGCTTGTGTATTCTACTATATCAGGCACTATTTCAGGGGCTATTTATCACAATACGCTTCTTGGTTTAGATTCGGACGATCATCCACAATATCACACAGACGATCGCGGTGACGTGCGATATTACACAAAAACAGAAGTGGACGAACTTGTAGGTAATAACAAATCAGGTATGTATAGCCTGAGTTATGGTGAGGTAGGAGCTACCATAGTTTTTCCAGCTCCTTTTATTGATAGTAACTACAAACTTTTTTATAGTTTGGAAAATTCTATCGATTCTCCGGCTTCAGAATATGCTATTACAACTATAACTAAAACAGCTTCTGGATTTTCAGTCCATTTTTCTGGTGAAATAGATTCTAACAGCTATGTATTGAATTGGTTTGCTACTACCTCTGGAATAGGTAGTTATACTGGAATTACAGAAGTCCATGATGATAGTTCTCCAGCTTTAGGTGGTGATTTGTATATCAACAGTTATGGATTGGAGATGGACACTACGCCTAGTGGTAATGTTATTCATGGGTATACCATAGGTTATAGTGGTGAAATTTCTAGGATGTACGTTGACTTAAACGATACAGGTGTAGGATGTCCTTTGCACATGAAATCCAATGGTCATTGGGAACAATGTTCAGCTGCTAGTGGGACAGCTAGGATGCCTTGTTCAGCTTTGGCTTTGGAAGAGGACACAGGGCTTAAGAAGATTTTGTGGCGCGGCATAGTAAGAAAAGGCGCATGGTCTTGGACTCCAGGAAGTATAATTTATGTATCTACGGTAGATGGTGCTTTAAGTAGCGCTGCGCCCACAATCAGTGGGTCTTGGCAGCAACCTATTGGAATTGCAATTGCTTCGGATTCAATTAGATTTGACCCTGGCTTTTATCCAGGATTTATAATATAAAGAGGAGGGAATAAATAAATGGCGAAATTTACCGATAAGAATTTGCGACTTAAAGATAATGAACGAGTTACATTCGGTACCGGTAATGATGCCAATTTTTGGTGGGATGGTAGTGAACTAAGAGTAGACACTACTATCAGTGGCGTAGATCCTACGCAAAGTTATCATTTAACCACTAGGCAGTATGTAGATTTAGCTGTAACTAGTGGCACAGTAACAAGTGGTACTTTACCACACAACTGGTTAACTAACTTTGACGCTACTGACGATCATTTACAGTATGTGCCTGTAAATGCGAGTAGAGGTTTTACTGCCACAGTTTCTGGTGTAGATCCTACACAATCATACCATTTAACTACCAAAAGTTATGTAGATCAGATAGGAACCACTATAAGTGGTGATATCCTAACTTATGTTTCTAACAACTACATAGACAACACCGAAATGACGACTATCAGTGGCGATATAGTTACTTACATTACCGATACATCTAACATCATAGACCATGGTCTTTTGGCAGGTCTATCTGATGATGATCACATCCAATACATTTTGGTGGATGGTTCGAGAGCTTTTGCTGGTACTGTTAGTGGTGTAACCCCAATTGTAGACGCGCACTTAGCTACCAAAGGATACGTTGATTCTGTAGCGCAAGGATTGGATTGGCAGGATTCAGTATTAGACATTGTTCCATTGGCTTCTGGTGTTCAAGTAACTGGTAATAGGTATATCGCTTCTACTACTAGTGGTAGTTGGACAGAAGATAATATTTATGAGTGGAATGGAACTTCATGGACTGAGACTGTAGCGGTTGAAGGTTTTGCTGCTTGGGTGGAAGTTCTAGATGCGCTTTATGTTTATAGTAATGGATCATGGGTTCAGTTTGGTTCTACGGTAACTCACAATAATTTATCTGGTTTGGAAGGGGATGGTCCTAATTTTTATCACTTAACATCAGCTCAGTTTAGTGGATTGACTGGTGGTAATGATACAAGCCTTCATACTCACGATGGCAGATATTACACTGAAGGAGAAGTTGATTCAATTTCTGGGGCTATTGTTGCTCAAATTCCAAGCTTAACTGGTTATGCTACAGAAACTTGGGTTAACAATAATTTTGTTGATAATTCTGAAATGACTACTATTTCTGGTGATATAGTAGCTCAGATTCCTACGGATTATATCAGTGATTCTGAAATGACCACAATTAGTGGGGATATTATCAATTACCTTACTAGTTCTGGGATAATTGACCATGGCAATTTAACTGGTTTGAGTGATGATGATCATCCTCAGTATATTCTAGCTGACGGTAGTAGAGGTTTCACTGCTACTGTTTCTGGTGTGACTCCTACCCAGGATTATCATTTAGCCACTAAGGGTTATGTAGACCAAGGCGGTGTTGATAGGCATGGCAGACAAGCTATTGCTAATGGAGCTGCACAGGTAACTATTAATTTCACCGATATAGGAAGCACAAACTACACAATTAATGCTACGTTGGAAAATACCACTGACTCACCTCCATCTGTTTACGCATTTATTGTGTCTGCAAGAACTACTAGTAGCTTTGTCGTTACTTTTATGGGTGATATGGATTCTGCGAATTATGTGTTGAATTGGTCTGTTATAGAAGATTAAAAGCTGCGGGGGTGAAGAGCCCCCGCTAGCAAATTTCAGGAGTAGTTAAATGGCTAAGATTTCAGCAAAAAACATAGAGCTAAAAGACAGCGAAAAGATAATCTTTGGTACTGGTGACAATTCATTCATAGAATGGGATGAACTTGGTAATCAGTTAGAGGTTTCTACCGTTGTTAGTGGTGTATTGCCTACACAGCCTGCGCATCTAACCACTAAATACTATGTAGATCAGCTAGGAACTACCATTTCTGGTGATATTACACAGGAAGTTTCTGATAATTACATAGATAATTATGAGATGACGACTATTTCCAATACATTACAAAGTGGTATAGACTACTATTCCCATCATGGTAATTTAATGGATTTAAATAATGATGATCATCCTCATTATATTTTAGTCGATGGCACCAGGGCTTTCACCAGTACGGTTAGTGGAGTTTATCCTACTGAGGATGATCATTTAATTACTAAAAAATATCTTGTAGATACATTAACTGGCGGTACTACGGTTTCTGGTGAAGAACTAACTAGTTTTTCTAATTTTGATTATGTATTATCTTTAACTGAGTCCCAAACTACCAGTACCGCGTTTGTAAATAAAACTAATTTGACTGTTTCAGGACTGGCTTATGGTAGATATAGACTAGGCAACACTTTTGAATGGCGTTTAAGTAAAACCAACGAAACATTTTATGTACAAATAACATTAGATGACACTGATATTGTATATAGTTTTGAATCATCTCCTTATGTTAGTACGTTGTTCTGGAACCCTGTTTCTCAATTTTTTTATAGAGTTTTAAGTTCTGGTACACACTCGTTTGATTTTGATTTTAGAACTTCTAATGCTTCAACTACCGCGTCGGTCAAAAACGTTAGATTTGAATTTTGGAGGATTTTGTAATGTCTTATTCATATACTAAATATAAAAGTCCAGTAAATTTAGGTAGATTGAATGAAGAAATAAATCAGTCGGTTATTTCTATTACTTTACTTTATTCTTCATTTAATGTTCCTGATATTATCACTATAGTTTTTGAATCGCAGTTGTCTCAGCAGGATGAAGACACACTTGATTCTATAATAGATGCACATACTGGAGAACCAATTACTAGTATTGACGATTATTATGAATCTAGTGCTGTTGTAGTAGATCCATATACAAGTACGTCTGGTATATTTTTACCTATGCAGGTATTTATGCTGCGAAGAGACATGTATAACGATGTTGAGAATCCTCTTTTTGT